AAGCGGACGCGCATATGATAATGAGGTTGCAGCTTGGCAGAAATGCCCTGAACCATATATGGATTAGATAACAGGAGGGATCAAATGAATGAATATGCTGGTGTACCTATATGCGGAAATTGCAAGCACTTCAAGCAATATGGCGTAATGGGCTTTAATGGGTATTCAGAGAGGTGTTTCAACAGCGAAAGTCCGTACTGTGAAATAGATGTATCTTTTGATTGTACATGTGAAGTGTTTCAGTGGGAGGAGAAAAAATGATTATAAGAAGTCAGGATAAAAGAAGTATCGCAAGCATGACAGTGTTGGATGGAATTGGCATAACCAGGAATAACGGGATATGTGCTTATGATTCGACCAGCACTGATAACTGGATATTAGGGCAGTATTCATCTGTCGAAAAAGCTATCAAGGTGTTAGATATGATACAGCGAAAATACATGGAACATCTGTGCGACAAAGGCGGGTCATTGGCAACAATAGATGTTTATGTGCCAGCATTTGCGTTTGTACCGCCAAAGGTATTTGAAATGCCGGCAGATGAAGATGTGGAGGTGTAGGGTATGGGTAGTAGAGCGGCAAAACGGAGGAGATACCATGAATCACAACACCTAAAGGGTGCGAGTAACGGTACGGAAAAAACTGGTGTAATACTGGTACACGGATTCATGGTTTACGAATGTAAAGATTGTGGGGATAAATGGAATATGTATCTTGAAAAAGGCGTTGAAGATTTTGGAGATAATCACAAGCCATCTCCATTTATTATCAGGTGCAGATGTGGCGGTTGTGCGCAGGATGTTAGCAGTATTATAGAACTGGGTGATTTTATGCCACTGGGTGGGAACATGAGTTATTTTGCAAATCGAGCAACATCTAATTGCGGAGTGCCTGTTTTGAGATGATGATAAGGAGGATAAGGCGATGTTAACGGATTTAATGAAAAAGTCAAAATGGAAAGAAGTAATACAATGCAAGGAATGCGGAAAGGTAGATGATGCTGACAACATTTATTGCTGTAAATGCGGCAGCCGGATACGCACCGCGTTAGGCATAAACCCCGAAAAAGCTAAATTTGTAGTGGCAAAAAAGATTTTATTCAGATGGAAAATCAGGAGGGAAGAATAATGTTAGCGGATTTAAGCAGATTTAAAGTAGTGCACGGAGACAAGGTGCTGAACGCGGTGGCACTGAATTATGTGGATATGGGAAACATTGAATGTCCACCAAAGGAGATTGTAAACAAGCCAAAATTCATTGATATTATTGCGATAAATGAAGATGGAAACTTAGTGAGTATTCACGATGAAGCATGGACGTTTCAGTTTATTCCGATTATCCCAGGGAGGTGAAGGGCAATGTTAGCAGTATTATTCACAGCATTAAAAGTAGTTGGAATGCTGATTGCGGTAAGTTTTGCAGTGTTGGTTTTGATATGCATATTAATCATCATTGCGGTTGTCATTGAAGCCGTGATGGACACGAGGTATGAGCATGATAAAAAATAAGGATGGGACTAAAATGAACAATACAAATCTTGACCCGGATGGGTGTAAAACTCTGATGGCTGCAGTGGTTGAACAGGCAGTAAAGGATTACGCAAGGGCGCTGAACATATTAAAAAAGCACCTAGAAAACAGCCAGGCTCAAGCGGAAGTAAGCCAATGTGAATTGTTTTTCGGGAAATACGCAGATGCCTGGACGAATATAGACGGGAAAAAAATTATTGAAGCAGTCAGGGAGAAGATAAGTAAGAAAAAAATAGTTAACAAGGAGGACGATGACCAACATGGACTATAAAAAAATGGCAATTGATGATTTGAAGAGACATGAAAACAGAATACAGAGTATCGAAGCCATAACAGAAAAAATAAAGGCGCTTGAGTATGAGAAATTATCCTTACGGGGTATGAGCAATAGCGAACCAGTTCAAGGCGGTGATTTGAACAGGCAGGAAACAAAGCTGATTAATATCATTAGTGAGCAGGGCAGGCTAAGAAATCAACTGGTTGCAGTCCAGACGCATGTTGAAAGATTGGATAAGGCACTGGACAACCTAAGCGACAAGGAAAGGACGGTGTTGGACAGATTCTACATAAATCCGCTAAGAGATCATGTTGAGTTGTTGTGTGAAGAATTGGGGTACGAAAAAAGACAAGTATATAGAATCAAGGATAATGCACTATACAATTTAACTATCGCCCTGTATGGAATCGAGGATTTGTAAATGGCAAAAACATGTCACAAATCATCTTAAATAATGTGTTACAATGATAGTGGTTAAAGTTGAGGTAAATCATTGTAAAGTTCCTTTCACGGCTGCCGTTTGTCACAGGGCGGTGGCTGATTTGTCCAGACATGGACATTCCCTCTCTTTAAAGCCGCTGGCATTTACTGTCGGCGGCAAACACAGGAACGTACTACGGTGTCATTCGTGCCCGTGGTCTAAGATACAAAAGACAAAGCCCCATGCGGGCCGTATACAAAAGAAACGGAAGGCATTCGCTTGGGCGGGTGTCTTTTAATTTGCAACAAATCAGGGAGCAGCCGAAAGGCGGGACTGGCGCGGAGGGGTAAAGCGCAAAATATTAAGGAGCGAGTATGACAGTAAACATATTAGGGGTCGAATATACAATCATTTACAAGTCCGATAAGAGAATAGCGAAGGATGTTTCTGCTGAAGTCGGGCAATATGGCGGATATTGCAATGCATACAAAAAAGAAATCGTGATAGCCAAACAAAACACAGGCACAGAAGATGTCGAAACCAAGGAAGCTGTGCGGAAGCGTGTTTTAAGGCACGAGATCACACATGCATTTCTACATGAGTCTGGACTATATGAGGATTCGCTTAATACAGATGCATGGGCGATGAATGAAGAAATGGTCGACTGGATAGAATTACAGTTTCCGAAGATGCTGAAAGCGTTTCGTGAGACTGGGGCTATGTAAATATCAAAAACGAAACGAATGAGAGGTGGTGACGCTTGGCAAGACCTAGAAGCCCAAACAGGGATATAGCGAAACGGTTATGGCTGGGGAGTGGGAAACATCGACCATTAAAGGATATTGCCCAAGAGCTGCAGATATCCGAGGAACAGGTTCGAAAATGGAAGAATCAAGATAAGTGGGATAAAGTAACGTTACCAAATGTGAATAGTAACGTTACCAATCAAAAGGGTGGGCAGCCTGGCAATAAAAATGCTGCCGGTCACGGCGGGACTGGCCCTCCGAGAAATAAGAATGCGATTAAGACAGGAGAGTTTGAAACTCTCTTTTTTGATGTCCTAGAGCCGGATGAGCGGGAACTGGCAAAGGCGATCGAACCAGATAAAGAACGACTGCTTTTGCAGGAGATCCAGCTGCTTACCGTTCGGGAACGACGGATGCTGCAGCGGATCGAGCAGCTGAAACATACGGAGCCGGATCCAGAAAAGAAGATACTAAAAGGAATGTCTGTTACAAAGTTTGAGTACGGATTACAGCGCGGAGAGCCTACAGCATTGAAGGAATATCAGGATAACCTTGACCGGATCCAATCCATAGAAGAGGCTTTGACCAGAGTGCAGGCCCGGAAGCAGAAAGCCATTGAAGCACTGCACCGGTTTGGATTCGATGATGCGCGCCTTGAGCTGGAGACACTCAAGTTTGAAATGGCCATGCTGAAGCAGGGTGACCAAGGAGAAGATACCGGCGATGACGGATTCCTTGATGCCATGAATGCTACAGCTGCGGAAATCTGGGGTGATGCTGATGTATGAGAAACTGCAGCAGCTTAGGCAACGGATGGAAGCAATGAAAAAACGGAAGGCATCCTCAATCAGTAAGCAGCTATTCAAGTTTAAGCCGTTTTCGGTTAAGCAGAAAAAGGTATTAACCTGGTGGTGTCCAGATTCACTAGTAAAAGACATGGACGGCATCATCGCGGATGGAGCGATCCGGTCAGGCAAGACCGTTAGTATGTCACTGGCATTTGTATTCTGGGCAATGGCAACTTTCAACGGTCAGAATTTCGGCATGTGCGGGAAGACAATCGGATCCTTCCGGCGTAACGTGTTGTTTTGGTTAAAACTGATGCTCAGGTCAAGAGGATATCAGGTGCAGGATCACAGGGCGGACAATCTGGTAGAAATAACGCGTAAAGGGATTACGAACTACTTTTATATTTTTGGCGGCAAAGATGAACGATCACAGGATCTCATCCAGGGTATCACGCTGGCCGGAGTATTTTTTGATGAAGTGGCATTGATGCCCCAATCATTCGTGAATCAGGCAACCGGTCGTTGTTCTGTGGACGGTTCAAAGTATTGGTTCAACTGTAATCCGGACGGTCCATATCACTGGTTTAAGCTGGAATGGATCGATAAATGCGTGGAGAAGAATATCTTGTATCTGCATTTCACGATGAATGACAACCTGAGTCTTTCCGAGAAGATCAAGACCAGGTACCGGAACATGTACACCGGAGTGTTCTTCAAGCGGTACATCCTGGGCCTGTGGGCGATGGCAGAAGGAATCATCTTTGATATGTTCGATGAAGACAAACATGTCAAAAGCATCCTCGAGTTCATGAACCTGCTGCTTGATTCCGGACGATATGTAAGTGTTGACTATGGTACTCAGAACGCCACAGCGTTCT